TGGAAGTTGTTTAAACTGCTTTCGTGAATTTTCAATAAAGTCAATGACTTCATTCTCAGTTCCACTCATCATCAACTTAAGAGCATCCTTAATCATCTTGCGACAAGGTGCAGGTGTAGATGATTTGACTGCTTCAATGCCCATCATTTTGAGTTTAGGTTCTTCATAACGAACACCTTCACTATCCCAAACATTCAGAATGTATCGTTTTTTAGCAGTCCAAATTCCACGGTCGGCAATGTTCTCTCGTTTCATCTGCATCTTCTGATCGTAAGCATTTACATACGAAGCCAGTTCTTGGTAGCAACCTTCAATATACTTCTCAAGTTCCACTTTACAGATCTTATCAAGGAACGAAACAATGCCCTGAGTAGTTTTCTCTCTTCCCTTGTATACAGTTTCAACCAGAGGACCCATATTAAGATAAATGGAGTCAGTATCTGAAGCAATAACATAATCAATATCCTCTGTTTTAAGAAGTTTATTCAAGTAAGCATTCATCTTACTTTCAATCCAACGAATTGCGACTTGCCCACTTAAAGTGATTGCTTCAGCATTTTCAAGTTTATAATAACGGAAATACTGATTACCAATCGCACCATAAGCAGAGTTCAAGGAAATCTTCTTTGCCATTTGAATGTTATTGCATCGGGCAATTTCCTTTTCAAGTTCCTTCGTCTTTTTCTTTTCGTATTGTTTCTTTGCTTCAATCATCTTATTTTTAAAGATGACACGATCTTGATACATCTTTTCCATCAGTTCGGGAAGAAATCCACGAACATCTTTGCGAAACATTGCACCATTCGCACAAACAGCATAATCTTTATACATCTCAAAAGTAAGTTCCTGATTAAGTATTTTATCCACAGTGATTGTAGGATGCTTTTCATCAACAAGAGTTTCTGGACTTATGTTGAATTCCATAATCAAATGGGGATATAGGGAGTTTAAGTCAAAGTTAACAACCCAATCATACTTACCTGGTTTAGGTTCTTTTACATAAGCACCAGCATACTTTTCATTCTTTTGAGATTTATTCTTTGGCGGGATTACAATATCTCTTTTTTTGAGGTAGTTGTAAATGATGTTATCCCACATACGAACTTGATAGAACACATCTGCATAGTTGACTTTTGCGTCATATGCCATCGTCAAAGCAAGTTCAATGAGTTTCATCTTGTCTTCCAAACGGTCAACAAGTTCTACGTCAACGATGTTGTACTCAATAAATTTTTGCCAACCTTGAGTATAGAAGTCCTTAAAAGTATCAAACTCTGAGTGATCAAGTTTTTTCTGTCCCAGTTCAACTTCAGCAATATAATCAAGACGATATGACTCCTGTGCTTTATAAGTAAACTTCTTGTAAAGATCTAAGTAGTCCAGTTGAGTCAATCCGCCAACATCAAAGGTGGTATGCTTTCTTCCATTAATGAAAACTTCACCTTCAGTCACAAGTCCCCAATTAGACATTCGTTTCATTAGTTTTTCACCAAGAACACGATTTAGTCTTTTGCAGATATAAGGAATATCATAAAACTGAATATTCCATCCAGTAATTACATCTGGAACATCTACCATCCAGTAATGAATGAAGTTGTTTAAAAGTTCATATTCACTTGGACAGTGGTGATATGTTACATCACTGCGGGTATTTTTAAATGGTTTCAATCCCCAAGTAATAATTTTTTTTGTTGAATAATCTTGAATCGTAATTGCAAGAATTTCTTCTGAACAAGATTCAACATCGGGGAATCCTTGCTCAGAAGCAACCTCAATGTCCAAAGTTACGAGTTTGATTTTACTGATATCAAACTTGATTTCATCTTCTGGATATTTTTCTGAAATATATTGATAGATGTAACGATCATTTCCATAGATTTCAAATCCATCAACTTCATCATATTTTTTATAAAACTCACGACAATCCCTTACAGTTCCAGGATTAATTGGTTCTACTGCTTCACCACTTAATGTTCTATACTTAGAATCCTTTTTAGTTTTTACAAAGAGAGTAGGAAAAAACTCATCTCTTGTTTCAAATCTTTTACCATTTTCTACTCCACGAACCAAAAATTGATTTCCAATCAATTGAACATTAGTATAAAAGCTTTGTGTCATTCTTTAATCAAGTCCTCATATTTTTCAAGAAGGGTTGGTGTCGGATCTGCAAGAGTAAGAATCTTATCCGAACTCATCATAAAAGTATTTTCTTTCGTATAGTCAGAAAGAAATGGTTGTAAAGTTTTTAATCCATTATCATCTATAAGAAATGGATTAATTAATTTACAATCAGGTTCTCCAATATCAGCACCAACTTCTTCAATCTGACTGATCAGTTTTAGATTGTTCATCAGCACTATTACTTTGATTATTTTCTGTTCCACGAGATAACACGTCCTCCACGTACATTTCAGAAAGTTTTACAATAGGTTCTACCATAGTTACCACCCAATCAGCAGCAACTGGAATAACTGAGTCTTTAGAGAGGGGCATCCAAGGGTAAAGAGAAACTTGATATGCTGCTTTCTTTTGCTCTTCAGTGCTTTCTTCAGCAAGAAGACTTGGATCTCTCATCTTAACTAAGCACGGTTTGTTAAGAAAATATCCGACCACTCTACGATCTTCATCTTCACCAATAACCATTTCTTTAATGTCAGAAATAATATCTTCCCCTGACTTTAAAAGTAAAAGTTTAATTGTCATCTTTACTCCATACCTTTAATCATTTTAGCAATAAAAATGGGAGGTGTCAACTGGATTTTGCCAGTTACCTCCCGTGGCATAGCGCCGACGATATTCAATTATATTTAGTCCCCATTTCCATTACCACCACTTCCACCAGCACTTGAAGACGATCTCTTCGCATATGCTTTTCCTTTAGGTAACCCCAAATGAGGTTTTGCCATCTTATATCCGATTATTTTTAATTCTTCAAGATACTGGAGAAAAGTTTTCATTTTTTTATTTTATTTAGAGATAATCTTTTCGTTTATGGTGATCAGGAACAATTCTACCAAGAGTAATAGTCAAAAGACCATCCTCAAAATCAACTGATCTAACTTCCGTATCATCAGAGAGCGTCCAGGAACGTGTAAATGACCGTTGAGCCAGACCCTTGTGGAGATAGTTTGATTGCGTTTCTTTATCTTCCTTCTGACCTTCAACGAAGAGTTTACCATCTTGAGTGTAGACATAGACTTCCTTTTTTTTAAATCCAGCAAGTGCAAGTTCAAGTCGTGATTCTACATTACTAACTTGAACAAGATTATAAGGTGGATAGTTTGTTGAAGTTTCGTGAAGACTAAAAATACGATCAAAATATTCATCCATTCCAATGCTGTTGCGTGTGATCCTATCCATCAGGGCAGGAAGATCCGACGCAGTAAATCGTGATGGGACAAGGTTAGTCATTATGGTAGCTCCTTTAAAAGCGAGTTTGTGTTGTGTGGACCCTTACGGCATCCACTATTAATTATACAAGATCATAAAAAAATCGGGATGTTATTTCCCGCACTTTTTTATTCGGTTTCTTGCCCTTTACCTTTCTTGCCGATATTATACTTTTGCTCTAAAATCCAGTCTCCCTTATCTTTGTAGGCAAGAACTTTAATTTGATTAAGTGGTGCAATATCAGCAACACTATCTTCTTTAACGACGGTAATTAGTCCCCAATCAGCAAGCAAACGAACAATGCGATTACGTCTTTGAACATCATTCACAGTAAGATTTGCGTGTTTGCCATCCAAAGCAAACAATTCTTTAAAGTGAACAATATAATATCTACCTTGCTTATGTAGAATATGACAAGATTGATAAAGTTTTTTCTCTTTTCTTGATGCAACTCCGATGCGGGTTAAAGTCTCACGGACTTTCAAAAAGTCATCAGGTTCATTAAGAATTACTTCCACCATTTGATCTTGAGACCAATTAACAGTGGGTTCTACCGTAGTAGTCATTTTTTTCCTCCAATGTCAAGTCGTTGTTTAATGAATTTAATTTGTTCTTTTGTTAAGATTTTCAGAGCTTGTGATGCTTTTTCATTACTATATCCATAGTATTGCTTTATACATTCTAAGTCTGTGACTTTATCCTTTCGGAGCCAGGGAGAAAATCTCTTCCGTTTCCTTAGACTATTTAGATAAAATGAATATTGCATATCTTTTTCAAGATAATGTGACATATTCATTTCATTTACATACATTATGCAATCAATGTGCGCAGATAAACACCGATTAATAATATATGGAGGATAATCTTGAATATTTTCTGATAAATTTTCTTTTGTAAAGTTAATAGAGTTTAACCAATCTTTAAGTTCAGGCATAAAGAGCAACCTCCAAAGGATTGGTTTTTTCTGTTGGATAATTCGTGACCAAGAGTTCTGTTTTTACATTTTCATCAGTTCCCCTTTCCCCCCTATGTGCCATAGAATAACGCAGTTTCCACTCACGAAGATAATAATCTTTATACAGTTCCAGAAGTCTATCATTGACATTATACGTAATCATAAATTTATGCTGGCACTTATAAACATTTTGAGCAAAAAGTTCGTGATCAAATGATTTGTGCATCTCTCTATCCTTTCCATAAAGAAAATCTTTAATATCATAAGGTGGATCTAAAAATACAAAGACATCTTCTCCTGGAGCATTCATTACTTCTGAGTAATCAATATTTGTAATCTTCCAATTCTTCATAAGTTTTGAATATTCTTTCAGTTTCTCAATACCAACAAAAGAAAAATTAGAACGAGATGCAGTTGGAGAAAACGTACTGTTTTCAGTCAGTCCAGAAAAACTACATTTATTCAGAATAAAAAAACTTACTGCTCTCTCAAGACCCTCTTGAGTATTAATATCTACACGAAGTTTATCAAATAATTCTCTATGTGCTGCATCTTTCTCATCCTGAGTTCCAAAGTCAGATACTTTGGTCTTAATCTCTTTCAGTTGTTCAGATAGTTCATCTCCATTATCACGAAGTTGAATCCAAAAATTGTAAAGAGGAACGTACAAGTCATTAATCCAAACGGGAACATCTGGATATGCCTGAGTTGTATAAAATGCAACAGATCCACCACCAATAAAAGGTTCTCGGTATTCTTTAAAAGTTTCAGGATACCAAGGTGCAAGAGTTTTAGTTGCTTTAGATTTCCCACCAGGATAACGGAGACAAGTTTTCAACGGGAAAGTTTTTATACTCATTTAAACTCAACCTCACACATAATTTCAGTCAATGCCGCCAAAAGATTAATTTCTTGATCCGCAACAAAGGCAATCTGATATTGATACTTAGCAATAATAAGAACAGCAGCAGGAATAGAACCTGGAACAACTGAGTCGTAAAGTGCATCATAAACCCTACGAAGAATAACACCACTGTCATTATCAAGATTGGATACAACCCATTTACGTACTTCAGTGAAGTTCTTTTCCTTAAGATTCTTAAGAAGTTCATTTACAGAGATGTCTGAGAAAGATGCAAGAATTCCCGAGTCAATTTTTCCTCCTGTAGAATATCTTTGACATTCGTTGAGGACTCTGCGGAAATCTGGGAAGTGTTTTGATACCAACTCCGCAAGAACCTTTGGATCATACTCAATCTTTTCTTGATCCAAGATTGTTTGAAGTCTCTTAAAGAATGCTCCTGCAAGTTGTGCCTTTTGTTTTCCTTTGATAGTAAAGTCAATGACTGCACATCGAGAATGGAGGGGTTCAATGATTTTGTTTTTGTAGTTGCAAGTGAAGATGAATCGGCAGTTGTTATAAAATGCCTCAATATTTGCCCGTAGAAGGAGTTGAACGTCGTTCCCCGTGTTATCAGCCTCATCGATGATGATGACTTTGTGTTTAGAAGATCCCGTAAGTGAAACGGTCGAAGCAAAGTTTTTTGCCTGGTTCCGTACAGTATCCAAGAAACGTCCTTCGTCGGATCCATTGATGACATAAAAATCTGCCCCCAGTTCATTACATAGTGCCTTTGCAATAGTTGTTTTACCAATACCAGGAGGTCCAGCAAGAAGAAGATTTGGGATCTCTCCTTTCTCAACGAACTCCTTAAATGTTTTTTTAGTTTCATCGGGAAGAATACAATCATCAATCACTTGAGGACGATATTTTTCCACAAAAAGAAAATCACTTGCCATAATTTAGACCCAAGAAGGTTTGCGTTCTGGCATACGAAGATAGTTAGATGCTACCCAAGATTTGGATGCAATGTATCTTTTATATGCCTCAAAGGTATCAATAGTATTGTCATATTTCCATTCATCGGGCATAGCACGAGCAAATGGAGTTACATTTGTTAATTTTCCTTTTGGAAACAAATAGTATGCCTCCAAAAGAGTATTATAGCACGAATGAGTTTTACCGTAACGGACGGAATATTCATCACAAAGATTCATTCCCCACTTAATCAACCAATAAGCATTGTCGATTGTTTTTGCTGCCCACTGAGTACAAGGATGATTACGAAAAGCACCTTTTTCAGTTGCATACGGATTGCCATCTGCTTTGTGAACTGGGCCATAATTGTGATACCACTTGGATGCTACGATGGATAACATCTGGCAACACTCAAGTGGCATTTTAACTATGTGTTTGTCAGGAAGACAGATAGCACTTTCGGCAGGAAATTGATTTGTGACGAAAATATTCATTCAAATGTTGAATCAGGTTCCAGAGCAATATAATAGCAGAGATCGTGGTTCTTAGAAGTGAATCGTGACAAAAGTTTTTGCGACACAACGACTTCATAGGTTCCAGGAAGAATCTTAATATTTTCTACCTTGAAGTTGAAGACAAACACAGAATTCGTTTCACCAACAACAATCGAAAAGTCGTTTGATGTGTCGTTCTTTTTGTCACGAACAACCAGTTTCACAACACCTGCTTCACCAACGGCAGAGACATCTGGAAGTTGATAAACTGCAGCAGCTTTCAAAAGTTTATCCAGTTGCTCAGTACTCAACTCAAAACAAACATCTTCACTGGGAAGATTGATTGCTTTGTCAGGAGGAGTAATGATAACGTTAGGATCAGCAAAGAAATACTTAGAACGAGACTTTCCTTCTTTGATGACCACATATCCATCATTAGCAAAATCAAGTTCTGGTGTTTTATGCAGATTCAATCCGTTAAGAAATTGGTTCAAATCATAGATACCAAAGTCTTTAGAAAACTCCTCTGTAATTGTTGCTTCTGCAAGAATATTCTTCATCACACTGATAGTGCGAAGTTTATTTCCCTGTTTAAAAAGAATGGATTGATTAATTGAAGAGAAGTTTTTTAGAACAGAGAGAGTCTTATCAGAAAGTTTCATAGTTTGATTTCGCAGTTTCATTATTAAATCCAGCAAAGTTATAAAGAAGAATTCCGTAATGAATAATCTTTAATGCATCAAGTTTAGACATTCCGTCTTTTTTACCAAAACGAGAAGAATATTTGATGAGATTATCTCGGCAAAAGGGAACACCATCACCAATTGCATCAATAATATCAAGAACTTGAACTTTTGAATTCTCCGATGCATAGTGAGAATTATAAGTGCTCTTGATGTA